ATAAGCAGTATTCCAATTAGCAGTATTATCGCTTAAATAAGTTATAGTTCCAGCAGTTGATTTAACTATACCTGTACCATTTAAATCATCTTGCTTTGCGTCAAGAGCTGCTTGTGTAGGTATAACATACCCTGCACCTAATCCAACGGCTAATGTACCAGAAGTAGTAATTGGATTACCACTTATAGTAAGTCCTGTTGGAACACTCATATTTACACTCGTAACTGTACCTGCAAAACTTTCAGTAGCATTTACCCAAGTAGTACCATTATACCTTAAAACTTGACCATTTGATGGAGTTGAGATAGTTACATCCCCTAATTGAGTTAAGGTGTAATCGCCTTCTTGAGCCACTACGTTACCTGTCCTACCGAATACAGAACTAACCATACTTGGCAAAGGATAAGCCCCTGATGGAGCTTCAATTACAACTACTTCTTCAGTTACATTTATTTCTACTATGTCTTGATTTATGGTTATCTCTGTACTCATTATAATTTGGTTATGTCTTCGTAAACAATAAAGTTACCCCAGATATAGGTCTTTTCGTTGCCATTAGGGAACAATACAACCATATCGTAAACATACGTTCCAGCAGCTATATTTACTTGTTTGTTAATTGTGATCTGGTTGTTACCAACTCCACCCACAGTAATACCTCCACCTGCACCTTCAGTTAAAGTTAACTCGGCACTATCACTATTAGGCTTTTTACGCACTTGAATCTCAACCTCAGCACCTACTAAACTAATAGGTACTTCATTGGCAGTCAATAAGAATACTTGACTCCAAGTATCATTTCTCCATATCTGTATATTGTAATTCGCTGGTCTAAAGTCAGCATTTGTTTGAGCACAAGCCATTATCTATAATTTTTACAAATTTACTTAATTATTCTTTCCTATTAAATTAACCATTATTCGCTTTCAACTTGTCTATTTCAGCTTTAAGCTCTTGTATAGCTTTAACCAGCATTGGAATTAAAACAGTTGTTTTTACTACTTTTTTACCATTATTATCACCATAACCATTATCTATACTTATAGCATTAGGGAAAACCTCTTCAAACTCTTGAGCTATAAATCCTAATTGCTTTTTATCATTGCCTATAAAATTAAAGTTTCTCACTTTTAATTTAAGTAAATCATCAAGTTTAGGAGTAGCGTCAACAATATTTTCTTTTAGTGTTATATCCGAAATCGTACCATATACACCTGTTCTGTTAAAGAAATCACCATTTGTATCAACATAAGCATTATCCGCATTACCTGCAATCAACCATAACTTACCAGAACCATAGTTACCTACATAAGCATCATAACCAGTTGATGGTAAAAACTTAATTCCACAAACATTAGTTGAACCATTAGCTGCAACTTCCATATATGGTTCAGTCCCTGTAATTCTTAAAGGAGTATTAGTAGAACCATTAACTATTAAGTTACCTGATAATGTACCACCACTTAAAGGAAGGTAACTACCTGTTGCTGCATTATTAAATGTATTCCAATCTGTACTTGATAGATATCCTGATGTACTTGCTGATGCTTGTGCTAAAGTAATTGTAAGCGAACCATTAACTACTCCACCTGAACCTGTAACCGACAATATACCACCTGGACTTCCACTTACAGTACCTAAAGTAAATGATGCAGCCTTACCATCTAATTGTGTTTGAACATTTGAAGTAACCCCACTTAAATAAGCAAGTTCAGTAGCAGTAGTGATACTAGCAACAAATTGGCTAGTACTGCCTGTACTTACTGCTTGATTAGGTGAACCTACAATTCTATTTCCTTTATTATTAAAAGTTGTCCAATCAGTGCTTGAAAGGTAGCCATTTGCTGTGCTAGATGATTGATTTATAGTAAAAGTCAATGATCCGTTTACAGGAGCACCTGAGCCTGTAATAGTCATTACACTTGTAGGTGATGAGCTTACGCTACCTAAAGTATAAGAAGGACCTTTGCCATCTAATTGAGTCTGTACGTTAGATGTTACACCGCTTAAATAAGATAATTCAGTAGCTGTTGTTATATTAGCTACAACCTTACCAGTAGAATTTGAATTTAAAGCCTTTGAGGTGTCTAAATTGCTTGTAGCTATAGTAGATGCTCCACCAGTTATTGTAGCGATTGCTGCGGTGCTAAACAGCCCTAAAGTGCCATCACCTTTTATATAGTCATTAGCAGTACCTGCACCAGCTATTGCTAAAGTACCTGCACCTGTAATTGGAGAACCTGTAATAGAAAAAGCAGCAGGAGCAGAAAGACCAACCGAAGTTACTGTCCCAGTTCCACCACCAGCTCTTTGCCAAATACTTCCTGAATAAATTACTGTGTTACCTGCAACGAACACTATACCATTCCAAGTACCGCCTGTACTAACTAAGTAATAATCACCTGATGTTCCAACACCATCTACAATGTAGGGTGAGTTTGTAGCAGCATTCCAAGTTCCTTTATAAGAAGAACCTAATGTTGGTAACTGAGAAGATGGTACTTTACCATCAGTTCCTAAAGTAGCTACTCCATTTGCAGTACCTAAAGGAACAGAACTAACTACTCCAGCAGTTGCTGTTAATGCCCCAGTTAATGACTTTACCTTTAAATCTCCAGTTATTTGTAATTGATTACTCATGTTCTAATTTCTATTTAAAAATTGCTCTAATAAACTCATCAGCAGCCAATGCTCTAGCCGTTGCAAAGGTAATGACTCCTGTAGATGCGTTAAAGGTTACATTCTCACCTGTAGGAGTTCCTGAGGTAGCTATACTTCTAACCTCTACACCACCTCTTGAAACACTCACACAAATCTTACCAATAGCACCTGAGAAAGTCACAGTTGTTTCTCCACCAGCAGCAGTATAATCAAACATGACTACGCTAGAGCCTGTAACTACAACTCCTGTAGGAGTAACTTCAGTTCCTGATATTGTATAAGCTCCTGTACCTTGTAAAGACACGCTATATGTTGATGCCCCCTCAACAGGACCAGTCATATCTAAACTAACAATATTTACAAGACCTGTAAATACACTATAACCTAAAGTACCTGTACCATCACCATTATCATTGTTAATTTGGAACTTAACGACTATTTGCTCTTTTGCTCTTAGTTTAGTAAGTAAGGTTAAATAAGAATAATCAGTAAGGCAGATAAATCCATCAGCAGATATGCTCCAATTAATCTGAGAGCCTAAATACTCCTTAAATGAACTTGAGTTTGTAGTAGTAACTTCTACCTGATCTACACTTGTAGTAAATGTACAGTTTGTAGCTGCTGCAAAAGGAACTCCAACGGCAGTTGAAGTATTATATTGAAAAAGAAGTATGTTAGTTCCGTTTATTACTGATGGCATTATTTCCTAGTATTTAAGTTTTTAAATATGTCTATGTCTATGGTTGTTCCGTTGTAGTTATACTTTTTTAGTACTGACTCTTGTATAGCTTGTTTTAAATCCCATTTAAACGATTTTAGTAAATATGTATAAGTATTTACACCATCGTAAGAATATGTAAACTTATTGTTTAACCAATAGCCTATGCTCTTAAATTGTCCTTCTAATACAGTTTGTGTTTGTACTTGGTCTATACCAATATCTTGAGCAACTAAAGTAAATAACTCTGTTGATCCTGTAGTGTTTCTACCAAATTGATTAGCAAATCCTCCGTTGTTTTCTGTAGTATACATACCTATATAAGAAGAAGAAACTACATCAAATACATTATTTACAACTCTTGCATTTGAATCAGCATTTCTAAATATTTCATTATACATATAGCCTAATGATAGATTCTCTGTTTCAGTTGGTTTAAATTCTGAATTTTTACTACCAACCTCTCTATAAGAATCATAAGCATAAATCTGAGATGTAGGTCCTACGTTTTGTATTAAGAAATAATCTAATTGCATTTCTCCACCTGGATTTATTTCTAATGGTCTAAGTACACTTACTGATAAAAATCCATCTATTGGTACTATAACTTGCTTAGGAAATCCAACTGGATAAGCTCCTAAAGTAAATGAAGTAGTTGTAAAATCTCCTGTATCATTTAGGTAATATGTAATAGTATTATCTTCATTAGTAATTCTTACAAAGAATCTAGCTGTACAATCAAAAGCAGAGCTAAACCAAGATACGTTTAAATAATCACCTGTTTTAACTAAATTAGATACTGACCTAAAAGATCTTCCTGTTTCTCCAGAGTTTGTTGTAGTATCTGATGTTAGCAATCCACCAAATATAGGGTCAGCTTTTGTTCCTATCATTCCTGTTTCAAGCCATGAATCTGCATTATTAGTTCCTGACCATGATAAAAACCATCCATTAGATATAAGCTGTTTAGCATTATATATTGGGCTGAATTGACTATATGACTTTTGTGCTCTGTTAAAGGTAACCATTAATGATTGTCCTATCTGCTTAAAATTGTTTGTGCTATCTATAGCAACTGTTGTAGTATTACCTACTGTTTGAGTAGACTGATAAACACCTGCACTATTATAAACATAATAAGCTATGCTAGTTTCTCTAGTCAAAGCCCCATAGCAAGTCAAATACCATTTATCTTCTTTATAATAACACTCCCATCCAAATCTATTACAGGCGTATTCTAAAATGTCATAATAACTTAAATACTCTCCATATTGCTCCATTAAGTAGTTCTTCTTTAAATACATATTTTCTATGTTTCTAGAAGATACATTTGCTGTTTTATAGTATTCATTAACCCATACATCTAAAGTAAACTCGGTCTTACTAAAGCAATCAATAAGCAAGTCTTTTAAACTTACCTTATCTTCTGAATTAAACCCTATACCATTAGTTAAATTAAAATAGTATTTCTTGTTTTTAGTCCTAGCTAATCCATCAACGAATGTCAATGATAAGCTATTTAAAGCTACTGGTGAGTATTGAATACTATCTACAGGTATAAAAAATCCTCTCCATATTATATTATTCCATGTGTAAGAACCATTATAACTCCCTTTTGTAATAACTACCATATAGTCATTATCATCTGCTGTAAAAAAGTCTTGTAACAAATTAGCATAGTTAGTGCTAGGTTGATAATCGTTCTTTACTATATTTAAAGTTGCTCTTGTCGCTAATATTGGAGTAAATGCATCACCATCTGTATCTATAGTTTCTATAATAAAAGGACTATTAGATGCAGTCAATGGAAATATAGTACCGCTAGAATAGCCGTCTTTGTAAATCTGAGCCCTATAGACGGTGTTCGTGCCATCAGGTGTGGCATATACATCATCAAATATTATCTCGTATTTTGGGTTTATAAATGCCATTAGAACGTATTATTATTGTTTCTACCTGCCTTGTTCATTAATATTAATAAGTCATTACCACTAATTCTAGCTTCTAATTGTCCTCCGCCTGATTCACCTATTAGTGATTTAAGCTTATCTAAAGGAGCAATTACTTCAGGATTGCTTGATGCTCCAGGATATTCTCCCATAAGACCTAATGTTGGACCTGATACGATACCTCCATTAGCGAATGCTGTAGCTTGATCTGATAACCTAGATTTTACATAAGTACCTAAAGCGACTAATGCAATACCTGCTGCAATCGCTGCAACTGGATTTAAAGATTCTAATGCAGCTTTAATACCAATAATTGCAAGACCTGTACTAATTGCTAATTTACCAACTTGTATCAAGCCATCTGCCAATATACCTAAAAAATTATTCATTAACTCTTTAATTCCTCCTCCTCCAGCTAACATTTTACCTAAACCTTCTCCTAATGCTACTGCTAAATTCTCTAATGTAGTTCTAAGAATAGTTGTTAAAGAATTATTAAATGCTTCCATAGGGTCAACTAAGCCTTCAAGTTTAGCTTTTGTGCTAGTTATCGCTTCATCTAATTTAAGCATTGCCTCTGCACCACCTATGCCTGCCATTCTAAACACAGCTAGTTTTACAATAGCCTCTTCTAATGCTTGTTTTTGAGCTTCGTAATTTCCTCTATTGGCTCTTATCGAAGCATCTGCTTCTGTTTCAACTGCTTTAATTCTTTCTTTAGTAAAATAAATAGCCTTATCAGTTTGTTCCTTTTGAGCTTTTTCTGCTTTTTCTAATTCATCTTGATTAAACTTTTCAGTTCTTTTTGCTGCTTCATTTCTTATTTGCTGAATACCATCAAGTGTAGACTTTTCAATAGCAAGTCTTTTTACCTTAAATGTTTCAGCTATATTAGATAAGGTATCAATACTTGATTTATTAAAAATAGCTTCCATTAAAGCTAATTTCTCTTCTTCTTTAAGTACCTCTAATGCGTAATATCTACGCATAAATAAATCATCCTTATAGTAGTTTTCTTGAGCTTTTAGTAAATCTAAATTAGAAGTATCAGCTTTAAATGATTCTTTAGTTGTATCGCCTCCTTTCTTCTTGCTACCAAATAAAGAAAAAACATCAATCTTTTTACCAGCTTTTTCTACTTCCTTAAATGCAAATTTAAACTTCTTGGAAAACTCATTTGCTGTATAGTCAACTGATTTTAATATAGTTGAACCTAAATCTTTGTTAAATATTTTTACAAAACCACCAACTCCATTACCAACTTGTTTTAATGCAAATGATAAGAATTGTATAATACCATTCCATGCTAGTTTAAATATATTTAATAAAGATTCACCAAATTTAGCCCAATCTCCTTTAATCAAGCTTGTAATAGCATCAAAAGCATTAGCTAATATTGCTCCACCTATTCTTAAAAAAGCTAATAAATTATCCCAAATAATTTTAAATTGGTAAATAATATTCTCTCCGAATAAATTCCACAGGAATTTTATAGATTCTGTTATTGATTTAAATGCTGGATATAAAGCATTTACTAAATCATTAACTACACCATTTATAAATTCTTTGAAAGATTCATATATCTTCTTTGTACCTTTGGACATCTTATCACCTTCCATTACAAAAAATGTCATAGCTGCGGTAACAGCAGATACAGCTAAATAAACTAATCCCATACCTTGAACTAGGGCTGGGATGTTATTTTGAATACCTCTAAATCCATAAGGTAAATCTTGAAGTATCAATGAGATACTCATTAACCCTTTGTTAAACTTCTTAGATGAACCATCAAACCCTTTCATGGCATTAGAAGTCTGCTTTATATTACCTTCTAATATTTCAAAATTCTTACCTAGTTTACCTAGTTCTGTATTAATAATATTAGATACAATCTTGAACTCTTCAGCGTTTGCCTGTATCTTAATTTTAATTGATTCTTCTACTGCCATTATCCTATAGGTTTAACATTATTATATTTCTTT